GGCAGCTTAGTGCGCCGGTCTGACTTGTCGTTCACAACTAAGATATTCTGCATATTACGGTAGAGGTAGTCACCTATAACCTGCTCGACACCGTTAAGTGGTGCCTTAGTATCTTGTCGCAGCCGCTCGACCATATCGCAAGCGTGGTTATATATACGCTTCATATCCCAGTTGATTAGGTCGCACTTCTTGGCAAGGATACCGCCTTCGATATTAGCTGCTACTGTGGCTGACCAGAAGCGCTCCTTGGGTAGAAGCTGAAGTTCACGGTCAATCTTCTCCTGCATCTGGAGGCACTTACCCACCACGTACTCCATGTTGTTTAGTACAAAGCGGATGTAAATAGGTCCGGCGTGGCCGTAATTAGAGAACAGCACCTTATCAAATAGCTCTTTGGCATTTGCGGTATTGATGGATTCTACCAACCCTATAGGGTATTCAATAAGGCGCATAAGCTCACCTTCTGGGTTATCCTTCAAGATCGACAACTTCTCGACAAACGAAGAGTTCGACGTCGAAACCGTGATGTTCTGCCATGTGGTATTGTTCTCACGCAGTTCGTTGGCCCCGGCCAACATGCGCTCCTTACCCTTACCGTTCGACAGCGAGTATAAGAAGTCTGAGTATTCCTTAGATGTGACGTTGGTAAGCTCGTCCATGGTGGCTGGCAGATTGTTGAGGACGCCGACCCACTGAAGCTTACCGTTCATGGTGTCGATTTCTTTTAAGCGCAGTTGTTGAGGATGCCCGTAGACGCTATTCACCATATTCAAGATGGTGGTCTTACCCGTACCAGAGTGTGAGTTAAACAGGTTGATGACGGCCCCTGTTTGGTTAAGAAACTTAAGCAGCGGTGACCCGAACGCGCTGAGCGCGGCAAATGCTTGGGCTTCCATGCCCTCCTCACCGTACAGGTTCCATACGCTTTTCCATTTATCCATCGACCCGACAGGGCCAATAAACTTAGCTAGCTTGCCTGTTGCCTTGGACGGCGGCGAATAGATATTGCCGTCAATGGTCATCTCCTGATCGCCCAGAACAAACCGACTGTTACCGTCTACCCAACCAAATTGTTGCCTCATGATTTCTGCTTTCTGTCTATCTTGTAAGTTTTCAGCGGATGCGTGTACATATTCCATCAGCGTATCGAAACGCTTGCCGTAGCTATACACCCCGTTAGCGGAGAGAATCTTGCGAAGCTCATCCTTCTGGGTAACCTTGGACATGGCAACGGTAAATTCCCGCAGCCCGTCTTGCGGTAGGTGTACACGCATAAGCGCGGAGTCGCCCTCACCGGGATCGTACATACGTTTCACGACATAGAAATCGTTTGCGTATACCATCTTCGGCTCAGCTTCCTCATCATCCTTGGGCGGCTTCTTCCAAACACCACCGCCATCACCTCTGTAAAACGGGAACGGATACTTGGGGATGTCAATATGCTCGGCTACACCCTCTTCGTTTTCCACTATGATGAAGTCCTCGCTGGACTCCTTGACCACTTTGCCCAGTTCCTTGGGGCCTTTGATCTTGTCGAGGTGCGGACACCCCTCACATAGCTCTTGGTTAACGCTACGAAACTTAGCGCAGCTAGTTGCTTTGCGGATGGTCTCTACTTTTCTGTCTACGGACTCCGGATCATAGTCTGGGTGGCCCTTCGACATCATATGGACCGCAGTGTCTGCGTCCTCGCACATAGCTGCCACCGACAGCGCGTAGAACCATTCATAGTAACTGACGGTATCTTGGTGCTTGTACGCGTGTAGGAGTTGGTTACACCCGTCACCCCTAGCTGTGCGCTGCATGATCTGTTTGAAGTTGTAGCCTATACCATTTGTCAGTGCCAGTTGGCGTGGTGACGGTTGGTAGTCCTCATCGAAGATTGTCGGCTGCGCCTTGACCCCAAAGATGGAGCGTATCTCCTCAAAGGAGGTCGGCTTGCCCACATGGATAAACTCAACCGGACGAGGCTCTGCTTCTTTGAAGTTAAATGTACCGGGCACACGTAGGATACGTGCCACTTCGAACACCGCATTATCGACGTAGAAGTTCTGGGTTTTGCACACTTCTTTGAAGCGTTCGGCTACAGGTTCCCAGTCCCGCCGTGTGATTTCTTCCGTAAGCGCCCAGTATACGTGGATACCACCACCTGAGTCTACTATAGTAGGAGCAGGAAGACCTACTGATTCGCAAAAAGTACGCAGCGCCGCTATGGCAGCACTCTGGTCTATGTAACCATCAGGTCGTCCGGTCTTCGGGTCGGGTTCAGCTTTGGTTGGGCCGCAGTCTACATCGAGCCAGAACGCCTTGAGACCAAGGACGTTCTCTTTCTTACGGTTATCACCAGTTGTGTACTTGGCTACCCCGAAGAATACATTTCGGCCAGCATCGACAAAGCGCTCTATTAAAGCATCTGCTTCTTCCCGCGTAGCTACAAGTTCTTGGCGGACATCGGCGTCTTTCCCTGTCCCTTTGATACCTGTGATAGCGAACCAGCCCCCGGCTGGCTGCACGAGGCTTAAGAGATCATATTGTTGCATTGCATCACTCACCGTTGCGGGGAAACCCCCACTTATCGTTTGCTCTTTGTGAAAGCTCAACCCAAATTAGCTAGGTAGGACTGGATGGCCTCACATGATTTGCCTCTTGGTTCACTCAACCCAAGAAACCAGTGATATACCGTTTGGCGTGTAATCCCGAGGCTCTCCGCAACTTCTGCGACAGGGATATCTTGGGCAAGACAAGCTCGCCCAAGTTGTACCCCGAGGAGGTTAATATCGGCCTCCCCGATAGCCTCGGCTACACGGATGCTGTAACCACGCATACTCATGCGAAGTCATCCTCTTCTTCCTTAAGCCACTCACCCATTACAGATGCCAGTTCGGGCTTTACCTCAGGAACAACCTTCGGTTTAGCGGCCCGTTTGACTGGGGTAGCTGGCACTTCGTCTTCGTCATCGTCATCACCGAACGGATTAACGCTCACAGTGGGTGCGGCGATAGCGACAACAGGAGCAGGAGCAGCAATAGCCTTAGTGGTATCTATAGCACCAGCAGTCAGCATTGTGTACTTCTCTGTGGCGGGATCGTCCTGCGCTGCGTCCACAAACGCTGCTTCTACCTCGGTCAAGTGACGGATAGGTTTAAACCCAACCTTGGCCGTGTCTGCTTCGGTATCATAGACGAGGCGTGTTACCACCGTGTCGAGAGCGTGTTTACTGGCGAGAAGAAACTTTTTGTATCCTTCAAAGCCATAGACTTTGCCATCGTTGTCACTGAACAGCGAAGCGCCCGGGATAGCAATCTGGTACAAATCACCAGTCGGATCACCAGCAACGAGGACTGCAAGGCGGCGCTCGTAGCGGCAAGCTTTACCCTTACCACCGGAACCGGAACCCTTGACGTTCTTAGGGCATGAAGCACATGCCTTACTCTGCTTATTGTTGGCTCCTGCTTCTGGCGCAACACCATCGTTTGACCAGCAGTCAGGCAGTGTGGCCTTGGCATCTTTGTCGTAAGCAGCCGCATAGAATTTACGCGAAGGCTCAACGAGCCAGTCTACCACGATGACGTCGAGGTTGTCGCTAACGGCCTTACCGATTTGCTCACCATTGATGACGCGCTTGAAAGTGCGGCCATTGCTAAGCTGGATACGGCGCATGGTGCTTCCGCCACCGCCGCTGGACATACGGTCCATACGACGAGACTCACGGTGCACCGTGGCGACATTAGATGGTTCTTCAAATATGGTTATATTGCTCATAGGTATTCTCACTTCTCAGTTGGTTTACGGACTTGGATTACGTACTTGTTGTCGATCTGAAGACCGATAGGGAGAACGTCCGGATTCTCCTCCAGAAACTGCTTCATGTTGCCATTGTGAATACGCTTTTCGAGGACGAAAGGCACATCGTTGTCTGCGATAAACTTGTACATATGTTCCCAATCTGTTGTCCAATATCGCGTTTGGACACGGCGGGATAAAGTGCCAGCAGGGGTGCGGACACTGTCGAGGTTCTGCGAGTTGCAGAAGTTGAGAAGCTCAGTGGAGATAATTTCCAACTGGTCTTTCAGACCCCTAAGTTTAGTATCGTGGGCTTCTTCCTCCGCTGCAACCGCCGCACGAATGTTGCGGTACGCAGCCACGAGGTCGTTGATTAGTACTGGTTCTGACATGGTTTGCTCCTTGCTCGGCTATTGCCGTAGTCCCCTTCTAGACCCCGTACTATACAGTGTCAAGCTCCTTGAGATATCTTTCTTCAATAAGCATCGTTCTAGAATGGGGTGTTTCAACGATTGGTTCACACTGATATTCATGGGTATGTCTGTTAGGCGAAATTATATCCACTACCGTGAAACCCTCAGGGTAGGTCAGGGCATATGACCCCTTGGTGCAGCCAGTAGCTCTAAGGTGCAGGTGCTCTTTCACCTCGACACGGTCACCCACCTTAAAATTAAATACTGGGGGGCGTTCAAACATTGTAGTCTCAGTCATTTTATTCCTCCGTCATTTGTCTGTATAAATCAATGATACGTTTGTGGTTCTCGATATTACCGCGAAGCATATTGTATAAGCGGTCTTCCACCTCGCTGCCTTTGATATGCACGATGGTCATGGCGTTCTTCTGGCCGGGACGATCAATACGGGCATTGGCTTGGAGGTAGGTTTCTACACTTGTCACCGGGGCATACCAAATGATTGTGTCTGCTGCCGTAAGTGTAAGTCCGTGCGATGCAGCCTGTGGCTGAATGATAAGCACATGTGGGTTGGGTTGCGTTTGGAACTGGTGGATGATGTCGCTGCGATTGTTCATCGACACCTTACCGTTGATGACCTCACAAGGGACACCAGCTTTACCTAGCTTGGCACGTAGCAACTCAATGGTGTGAGTAAACGGCACAAAGACCAGTACCTTGTTGCTGGCTTCCTCGATCACTTCTAACACCACGTTCAGTCGGTTGGATACGTCGAACTCTAGGACTTCTCCAGTATCCGTATATACCGCGCCTCCGCTGATCTGGAGTAGCTTGTTAATACGGGCGGCAGCGTTCACCGCGCTGACCTCTTCGCCATCGGCTTCGAACAGCATCTGGCTCTTTAGCTTGTTGTAGTATTTCTGCTGCTGTGGGGTGAGCGGCGCTTCGCGTTCAATGTGCGTCACTTCTGGTAGGTCAAGGCAATCCTTCTTCTCAAACCGTATGGCTGGCTGAAGAATACTATGCACCACATCCTGCGAGTGCGGCTTGGGAACCCATTTGAACTGGGTCACCTTCATCATAACCTGTTCGCGGTACTGACCGTAGAACTTAGGGCAGTTGGGGCCATCAGCTAACTTAGCGAGGCCGTAAGCATCAAGGGGGCTTTGTGCTGCTGGCGTACCTGTAAGCATCCAGATACGCGGATTCAGCGCGTTAACTATTTGTTTAATTGTTTTCCAACGGTTGGTCTGTGCATTTTTGTAGGCGTTTGCTTCGTCGATCACAATAAGGTCGAACCCCTCGGCAATGATCTGGTCCTTCACGATAGCCAGCCCATCGAAGTTAATGATGACGAACTCGGCCCCTGCTGCAATGATCTTCTCACGTTGCTTAGCGGCACCATGCGCTACGCTGCACGAACGGTGCATAGCGAACTTAAACAAATCCTGTTGCCACGCAGATTTCATGATAGAAAGTGGGCATAGCACCAGCACACGTTTGATATCACCACGTTTCATGAGGTAGTCCGCAGCCCATATGACGCTGGCTGTCTTACCTGTACCCTGTTCGTTGAAGCAGAATGCGCGTTTGCGGATTGACAAGAAAGAGGCTGTAACCTTTTGATGCTCGAACGGAGTTAGCTTACCTGTCCACTCATAGGACTTAAGCATGGGCGATGGTGTGTCGATGAACCCCAGCCCAGCTAGTATCTCAGCTTCAGTGTGTCCCCATTTGACAACCACGCCTTCCTTAACGGCAGCGCTCTTATGTATATGATCCGTGATGACAGACGGGTCTTGAGCGCTGACTAGCAGCGCCTTGTTGTCGATGATTTCCACAGTTTGCTCCTTGCGGTATTATTTCTTCTTGCGCTCTCGCGTACTCACTTCCGATACTAGGTTGCCCTTGCTGTCCCGCTTAAATGAGCGGTTAGTGGCCTTACTTTCTACACGCAGCCCTGTCTTGTTAGTGCCGCCTTTGTCAAATGCTTTCGTATGGGCAACGTCTTTGCCATCACCCTTATGTACCTTACCAGCTTTAGCCATCTTAGCACGGGCCGCATTGCGCTGCGCTCGGTTCTTCTTCTGCTGTTCGCTGCCTTGGTATGTGTCGTATTCGCTCCTGTAGTTCCGTGCCATCATCTTCTCCGTGGCGGCTTGTAGTGTTCGCAGCTTTTAACTGGGCACCATCCGCATAGTGGGCTTGTCTTGGCGTTCCATATACCATTATCCATGGCAGATTCCAACTGATCTAACTGGTCGTTAAACACAGAAAAATACTCATCCTGCTTCTCTCGTACGTGTACTTTCTTAGGGAACTCGTTGCTAACCACGAAGGCTAATGCTGACTTGATCTTCTGCACCTCTGGGTAATGCACGAAGGTGGCCGCTGCCATTAAGTCAAGCTGCTTCATGTCTGCGTACTTGGCGTTCTTGCCCGTCTTGTAGTCAATCATATAAGCTGTGCTACCATTGACGATCAGCAAATCGACGATGCCGCGCCACCACACATCCTTGGCAAAGAAGGTGGTAGGCTCGTAACCAGTATCCGTCTTCCTGACACCTAGCCGCAACTCGGTGTGCTTTGTACCTTTCTTAGCAGCCAGTGGCTCCATGATGGGTCGCATGTAAGAAAACTTCTCAGGGATGGGTGTACCATCCTTAATGAACAACTCGGCGGCTCCATGGACTGCGGTCCCATAGTCAGCAGCTTCCCCCGGAATATCCTTGACGTCCTTCACAATCTTGAGGTGGAAGTACTTCTTCGGACACTGGTCGAAGGTCTTGATACTGCTATAGGACCATGCTGTCATGCTATCTAGATTTCCCTTGGAGGCGATCAGCCACTAACGTAGCATACCCCGCTATATCAATCCAGCTATCTATATGATTTGAGTCACCAATGATGATACGCGCAATCTTACTCGTTATCATATCAAGGGCTTCTTGATGGTCTGCTTGTAGACCTGCATTTTGTTCGTCTAGGGCGCCACGGATGAGTTCTTTCATTTCCTGTGCAAAAAGCGCTACGTTAATGAAGCTACCGTAAGTGGCTGCGCGTTTGTCAAGGATATCGTCTACGTCAGCATTAGCTTTTGCCTCTGCTTCTGCTTCCTCGCGGCGCTTCTGCCTACCCTGCGATATTGAGAAGGCAAATTCCGGAGTCATGCTAAGAATAGTTGTCTTAGATTGTGCTTTTCCGTCTGTAATTATCTCTTTGATCTTGTTATTGTGTTCTGTGGCAGTCTGTCGCACCGTTTCTACCACTTCCCCTATACCTTCTGCTAACTTCTTCTTTAGTAGATGCACGTAGCTTAGGCTTACCCCAAGCTGTTCCTGTATTTCCTTAGCAGAATAACCTTTTCGTAGCAGTTTCAAAACTGCCGCTGCTTTATTCATTTTCAATTCCATGTCGCTTGCTCCTTACTTTAGGTTGCCGCCCGATTTCAAAATGTCCCCGTTGTAGGTGTATGTCCCAACGTGGTCTAATTTCACGAAGGGGTGGGCGTATATCTTCCCCCCGTGCTTGCGAAACAGTTCGCAGAAGTGGTAGTCTTCCGACAGCAGCGCACCGCTCTCGTCAATGCTCGTGGCAAAGTACTCGTGTGTCAGTGGCTTATCATACTCACCGTCTGGCTTAATATATGAGGACGTCCGGTATGTCGGTACGTGAGGCGCAAGATGATCGAACACACCCCGCTTGATTAGCATGAAGCCTGTGCCCCCATGCCGTATTTCGATTGTACCGCGCTCGTCAGTCTCAGCGTGTCCCCCACCCACCATGTTGAACACAAAGGCACCGCCGTGATCTTGTATATCTTCTTTGCCAGCGGCTACTGCGCGTTTGATGCTATCCCAGTTTACTTCTTTCTTGGGGTAGATACCACATACGATATCATCATCCACGCCCAGCAGGTGTGCGATAGCCTGTCCGTCAAAGCCAATGTCAGCGTCGATGAACATTAGGTAGTCACAGTCTGTGGCTAAGAAACTACGTACAAGTTCATTACGGCCACGGGTGATAAGGCTCTCATTGGTAAGGTGTGCCCAGCGCACCTCAATCTTCAGTTCACGCATCGTGTTCATGGTGCTGAGTAAACCCAGTACATACATACCAGTACACATGCCCCCATACATGGGGGTGGCAATCATAATCTTAGGTCGTTTCTCTTCAGTCATTTGCTCTCGCCTTCTTTAGTTTTCTGTAGCGGGACTCCACAGAAGCAATCGTAAGCCTCATCTGTTCCGCCATGTACGATGGTCTTAAACCCTGCTGATAATAACCTAACAACTCTGCGTCCTTCTCTGGAGTCCACACTAATTTTGGCATTACTTACGGCCTTTGAAACGGCCACGGCTATCTCGGTCCGTAAGCTTGTGTAGTTCTGCGTTTAGCTTTTCGTTCTCTGCTTTGATTTGCCCCGTTCGGGTCATGGTGACAAATACACCTAGAAAGAGGCCGCTTGAGGCACCGATAATAAAACTAATTAAATCAAACATATCCTTATCCTTTCTTACGTACTATTAGTTGATAACCTATGTGGACAAACTCCACCTCTTCAGCAAAGATGTTAACAAAAGCATCTACAGCTATCTTTGGTCGGTGCAGGATGTCTCGTGCGTTTGGTGTCCAAGTATAATCGTCAAACACCATAAACCCTTCGGTCTTGAGCAACGGCCAAGCCATACAAGCGTCCGTTAAAACGTCCTTGGCGATGTGGCTTCCGTCAATATAAATAAAGTCAAAATGCTGGTTGTCCGTTGTCAACCAGCGAGCAAGCTCTCGCACGGAGGTACCTTTTTGTTGGATGATACGGCGGCGCGGCAGCTTTTCTGTAGCTACAATTAAGTTGTGCCGGAACCGCTCTTCCACCTCGCCCATGTTCTCTTCGCCGTGCTCTTCGCCACCTTCCCAAGTGTCGATGCAGCGCAGGATGTCATTCTCGACCATCATGTTCTCGGCAATCCAAATGCTGCTGCGTCCTTCAAAAGAACCGATCTCAAGGAATTGGCGGTGTCCTGCTGTACCTGACAGCATAGGGGTAAGCTGGTCCCATACTTCTGGTGCCCAGCTAAACCAGTCTTTTGTGAATTGATACTCAGTCATTTGTTTGCTCCTTTTGAACATACCAGTCTTTTATTAAGCGGTTCGGTCTCCATGGTAGACCGCCTTCTTCTCTCCATTTTTCTTTTTTATCGGGGTGTTCAAGCTCGATATAGTTTTTCAACCCCCTCGAAGGGTGGCTCAATTTACGTAGGGCTTTTGCCTCAATCTGGCGCACCCGCTCAGGGGAAGCCCCTATACCCTCTGCTACAGCACCAAGGTCGTCCTCGTCAAAAAACCTACGGCGGATTACATATTCTTCACGGGGTGAAAGGGTGTTGAGACCTTTGGTTAAGGCTTTGACCCGCTCGTTCTGCAACACTAACCGCTCAACTCCACCATCGGTGGCAAGTTGTTTAACTTGTTCCTCGTCCATGTTGATCTCGCGGGTGTTATTCCGCAACGCCATATTACTCTGCGCTTCGGTCCATAATTCTTCCGGCTCTAACCTAAGGGCTGATGACAATGCGTAAGCAGTATCAATCCACTCTCCAGTTATCTTATTAATCGGGCGCTTTTTGAGTCCGATAAGCATACCCACTATGCTGGGGGCTAACCCCGACTGCTTGGCCAGTTCTGTTTGCGTTTTAATACCAAGCTCCTTCATCCGCCGCAGGATCAACCCGTTACGAATGCTTATTTTAACTGCATACTCACCCGCCATAGCTTGCTCCTTCCTTTAGCTCACTCGTCATCATAAACCTCCGTCCAGCCATCAAGCACTTGTTGCAAGCTTTCGCTCTGCTCCGGCTCTGGCTTCGGCTCCACGATAAGTTCTGGTTTGATTTTATACTTTGAACACCAGTCGTGCTTCTGCACAAAGGGGAACATACGCCTAAGGTTTTTGTAGTCTGGCGAAGGTGGTTTTATCCTACACTCCAGCCCACGGTAGTCTTCGCCCGAGTACGCGCATGTCTCACACGCTGGCCCATTATCAACCTCCATAACTTGCTCCCATCTTGCTTTCACAGTTTAACGGCAAGGCCGTTGCCCACTTGGGGCGCATACGCATACATTGTTCTACAAATTGCCGCGCCTTTGCGGCTTTCTCGTTGGGGGCAATAACCCCTATCGCGTCATGCACGGTCATCACCACACGGTAACTTCGTGCGATCATAAGCATCTGTTCACCTATTATAATACGTGCAAGGGCTTGGCATACGTTCTCAACCAGCTTCCCGCCATATATACGGGAGAGCAATATGGACTTGCCCTTCTTCTGGTCGTAGACCATCTCGGCTTTCTGCCCCACCTCTGCTGTTAAGCGGCGCACATCATCATACTTAAGGAACAGACCGTTAGGTAGCTCAATGCCATGTTCCCCATGTACTAGTAACAACTCATCGCAGCCTAACGTGGTTTTCTGCTTAGCCATCATCTTATCCAACACATCGTTTGCGTCGTCCCACAGGTCGGGTATTTTTGGGTAAGTATCGCGGTAGACGTTGATGATGCGCCTACACTCGGCCAATTCCATATCGACACCAAAGGTTAGAAGCTGCGCCTTAAACTTGGCAGCACCCATCCCGTAGCCACAGCCAAGGATGGTAGTCTTACCCACAAACCGTTGGTGATCCGTCACTTCCTCGACAGGCACAGTATAGATAGAGCTTGCCATAATCTTGTAGACATCCTCACCTCGGTCAAACGCAGCAATAAGGTCATCCTGCCCAGCCAGCCACGCTAAGGTTCGCGCTTCGATCTGGCTGCTATCGCAGTCGATAAAGGTGTAGCCCTCTGGGGCAAGCATCGCCTTCTTCAGTGGTGACTTGCGCGGTAGGTTCTGGAGGTTGACCTTATCGTCACCACCCCATCGCCCAGTATGTGCAGCATAGTAACGCAGCGGCACAGGTAATGTGCCTCGCTCTGCGATCTTTATAAACCGTTCGGTGCGTGACTCTTCTAGCGTAGACTTAACGCCTAGCCTTGCTGCCACGATGGCTTGAACCACAGCATTCTCATGCCCCAACAATGCCTTGAACGCCTCGTCGGTCTTGGCAAAAGCAAATGCTTCCTTGCCTGTCTTTGGACTTATCTTAGTAGGTGGAATCACACCTAAGCTACGCAGTGTCTCTGCCAACTGTGGGTTGGACATCAAGTTCTCTTTGGTGATGAGCGCCTTGCTTAATAGCTGGCCCTTCATGCGCTGCACCCTGTCTAGGTGACCCTCCAATGCTTTCTTATCCAACTCAAGCACTGGCTCGGTGAACATGCGTATCGTCAAGTCGATCAACCGAAACTCAACCGCTGGGAAGCCCACAGCAATACGTTGGAACAGGTCATAGGTCAGGTCTGTATCGTTGCAGCAGTATTCGCCGTAGCGGGACATTTCTTTTGGCGTGAAGTCTAGTCGCCGTTTGCCTAGCGCATTGATTACCTCTGTGCCTTTGACACCTAACTTATATCGCTCGGCTGCTTTGGCTAAGCTGTTACCAGCGTCAGGCCCGTCGATAGCTCGTAGCATGGAGAGCGTGTCCACAATACGCTTAGGTCTAATATCGAAGTGCCAGTTCAGAATAGCCATATCAAAGACAGCGTTGTGCGCTATAGCAATAGCGTTGTCCCAGTCGAACCGGTCAAGAAACATCTTGGTCGCGGCCTTCGGGCCGGAGAAAAACTTAGTTTCCCCGGCGTCAACCTTTACTGATACGCCAGTAACCTCAAACTGCGGGTCACGGATATACTCCTCCGTTGTCATTTTGGAGAGGCTAAACTTCTGGCTATAGAAGGTCTCGAAGTCAATTGTGATTACGTTCATTTGCGTAACAGGTTTTCAAGTTCGCGGATTGCCCACTGGATGCCTTTGATCTCGACACCCATGCCATGCAGCCCGTGCGCGTCCTTGGCGTGTAGAAACACCTCCGACATATCCCAGCATACAGCTTCGCGCTTACGCAGCGCCTCAATGCGTTCTTTAATCATCCCCACCAATCCTCTTCCATTTCTTCGCGCTCTTGCGCTGTTGTCTTCGGTGCAGTTGCCATTAGATAAGCCGTTAGGCCCAGTAGCCCTATGACCACAAAGAATAAGGGTGTGTCGCTCATGCCACCTCTCCTATGACAGTAGTCTTAAGTTTCCGCACGAGGTTATGGATCAAGTCCAAGTTGTTCTCGTTTGCGACAACGGCCTCGCCGTTACAGGCAAGGATGTGTTTGATCTCGCGTATCTGTAGGGCGGTCAGCTTGCCACCGTTTGCCTTGCACTCAATGGCGAGGAAGTGTCCGTTCACACATGCTATAATATCAGGGACGCCGCTGCGTCCGTAGCCATGGGTCGCAGGGAAGAAGTAATACACGCCCTCTGCTTTGAGGACAGACACTACCTTATCCTTGACAACCTTCTCAGGTGTCTTTGCCATTTCGTTTGCTCCTTGCTTATTCTAATCGCACTACAGTTACACTGTGTCAAGTCGAGTTTGCTTACTCAAGTAAGGAAATTATCCCGGCTCCTCCTTCTTATCCATAACGTAGTAGAGAGTAGCATTTATGCGAGCGCCTACATTGTCGATAGCATCCTTGTCCTCGATTAGCTTGAGTAGTCCAAGCGCACCACGGATATGGTCTGGTAGTGTAGCGTCAGTATAAGAGTGAGTCTCATACCCAGTGTTTACGGGTCGGGACGTAGCGTATGTGCCGTTGGGTTCAAGCTGCACGTTGACACCGTTACCTTGGTTTACCGCTTCCTGCATATGCCTCGCGTCATCATGAGTCTGCACTAAACTAGGTAGGTCGATCTTGTCGGCCTTGTCGCCCAGCATGTGCTTGACTTCATCCCAGTGGGTCGTTGCGTAGTTGTAGAACTCTTGTTCGATAAGCGACTTAGCCTTGCGGACAGGCCACGTTGCCTCTTGCACTATGTTGCTTACGACTTCTCTGACAGCATTCTGCGCGTCAACCGCCCGTTCGGATGGGGTCTTCATGTGGAACGCCTTGACGATACGCTTGACTGCTACGTCTGGCTTGGTCGTGTAGCTCACGCTGTTGCGCTGCCGCTCTTTGTGTAACCGGAAGTTGTTGAAGCAATAGCGCACCTCTTGGTCACGCCAGTGGGTCTCTCTCCATAGCTGCCCAAGTTTCTCATCCCCTTCATAGATGTCGAAACGCACGGCATGTCTTGTAATAGCAGCGCCATCGCCGCCAGCATGGATTAGCTCGTTGGACTTGAACCGCCATGTTGGGCGGTCACGCATCAGCTTGTCAAAGACTGGCTCCAAGTCTGGGTGTAATATGATAGAAAGTGCAGGGCGATGTGGCCTGTCGAGCGACTCCTCCCACACTATGTTCTTCATGGTATTCAAGTAGGTGTAACGGTTCTTCATGTCGTCGATAAACATCAGTAGTCTCCTTCTTCTAATTTCTTCATTGCAATAACGTAGGCATCTAGCTCATCACGGGCCGCGATACTGGGAAGCACATACTTGAAGCCAGTGCGGTCATGCTCCCAATACACGGAGAAGTAGATTGTCCCTGCGTGGGGTCTATCCCATTGCTTCACCTCTAATATCCGGTGTTCACCATTCATAGCTTTTGAGGATTTCATCCAGCTTCCCCTTCATATCAGTGCGGGTAACCTCGTCGCCTTTGATGTCTTCGATGTCCACGCCAGCGATGGCACGCTCTAGCTCACGCCTTGCGTCTTCTAACGTAGGGTCACGGGTGATGTTGAGGTGGGTCAGCATACCGCACATCTCATGTGCGTTGGTGATGAAGGTGTCGTGCCAGCGGCGCTTGTCGTCGTCCCCGTCATCTGGTTCGGTCAGCTTCTCTGACATGCGTGACACCATCTCGTGCAGCTTGCCCCATTGCTCCTGCATCGCAGCCTCGACGCGCTCGTTGGCATGGCTTTCATACTGCGTCCGCATTGCATCTAGCTCCTGCTTTGGTAGGTCTAGACGGAAGTCGCCTGCATCTGGCACTGGTGAGAACACAAGGCGGAAGCCGAACTTAGATGCAACCTCATCAGGGTGTGGGTAGTCATCACGGTTGAACAGGTCACCAAGGTAATTCTGTGCTGTCTGCACCAGTCGTGGGTAGGCGAGTAGGAACTCGCTCACCTTGTTGTTGAAGTATGTCTCCCGTGCATTGGCCTCGGTCTTGTAGTCGAAGAACAGTGAGGTAGGTAACAGGCGCGGCCCACGGTCAGCCCAAGGCATAGTGCGTGTGCTATGCCACATGCGACACCCAGCGGCGTAGTCAGCGATGTCCTTGCGGAGGGTGCTGCCAGCCATCAGGTTCTTGCGGAAGTGGCCGGAGTCAGCGGCTGCGTTGTTATCGTCAGCCACCTTGCGGCTTGCGTCTTTGTCGATCTTGTTTGCTGTCCACACTGAGATGTTAAGCTCGGTCAGCATTGCTGAACTAGATATAGTCATTGGTTTGCTCCTTAAAGAATGTCTTGGTTGTCACGCGCCCAGTCGGTGAACGCTTTGTTGGTGAAGGCAATCTTCTGCTTGGACTTGGAACGTGCAAGCGCCGTGCAGAATACAGCTTGTGGCTCCTCCTCCAGTCGGCGGATATACTTCATGATGGGCGTAATGGTCTCGCTGTCCACCGCACGTTCGAGATTGAACAACAGGGTAATCGTTGCACCTGCTGAAGTAGGGATATTAGCCGTATCCGGAGAACTAATTATACTCTCGCGGGTAGGTATCTCATCTTGGAAGGCGAGGAAGGACGCGATGTCGTTCGCACCCACCGTGCCAATGGTTCCCACAAGCGCGCAGACTAGGGCGTTCTGGCTAATCTTCTCACGGCCCCACATGACGTTGGACGCAAGCTCCAATGAGCGAGGCGTGATGAACTTACCTTGCACCCGCTTAGGGTTATACACGTAGGCATTGTCTTGATCGAAGTCATCGTCGCGGAACGATGCCAGCACAGTCGGGGTCTGGTTCACCCATGCAATCATGGCAGGGTGGATGTTGTTCTCTGTAGCCCACGGCTTCCACTCATCTGCGTTAGGCTTACGCACCTCAACCACAGTCAAGCGGTCAATGGTATGGTCAAGCAATGTATCGCCCAGCCCTTCTTCTGCTAGGTTGGTGCTGATGATAACGATACTGCCCTTGGTCAAGTATGTATCTTGGATGCGCTTGTTGTCCACCTCAAGCAAGGTGTGCATCATGTTCTGGATAGAGCGCGAAGCCTTACCGAACTCGTCAAGCATAATGACAACAGGCTTACCCGTGTGCAGCTTGAGCGCCGTGTTGATGAAGAACTCCATAACCTTGCGCTCCTTGTCGGGGAACGGGATGGCAGTGTCGCCCTCTGACTTGTTGCCCATATCGAAGTAGGCATACTCATACTCTGGCCCCAGATACTCTGGCAGCATCTTCATGATGGCAGACTTGCCGATGCCCTTCTCGCCCTTGAGCAAGATGGTGTTGGTCGTGCCGATGGCAGCGATAAGTTGTGCTGCTTCATGCAGCGATACGCGATTTGAAAAGTCTATGTTACTCATGATGTTTGCTCCTTGGTTTTTGTTTACTCACTCAATATGCACAGTCTTGCCGACACCAGCCATGACGCTTGGATTATCGACGATTACCCACAATACAGGGGCTGGCCAGTTGGTGCCCCACTGGTTGAACACATGCCCGTCCGTAAACATAACGATGCAGTCAGGCTTGATGTCCTTCTCTTTGAGATACCTCGGCACACATGATGGGTCAGTCCCACCACCACCACGGGGGCGCATAGCGTTGGCGATGCTGTCGTAGTCACCGCGCTTGTATTCCTCATGGCCTGTCACCTCGGCGTCCCAATACAACAGGTCTACCTGTTGTGGGTTTAGCTGGCGCAGGATACCCACGAACTCGCTTAGTATCTTACGCATGGGTGACGGGTCACCCGACCACATCGAGCGAGATAGGTCTGCACCTGCTACGATATGACCAAGGTTCTCCCCGAATGTAGTCGGCATGATAAGGTCGAACGCATGGAAGCGTCTGTTCAGTCTGCGATAGGTGCTGTCGTCCTTGGCGGTGCAACTCTGGGTGAGGAACTCACGCATCGCAGTAACGTAGTCGATCTGTGGGCGCAGTAGCTGGCCCACCTCTGACGGTATGTCACCCTTGCCAGCGCCACACTTCTTAGCCTCGGCCTCACCTCGGCGCATAGCGTGTTCAACCTCCTTCTGGAGTATGTCCTGCTCCTCTTTCGGTAGCTCTTGTGCACCATCCCAGTCATGCTCATCGAAACCACCAGCCCCGCCTTCACCAATGCCATGCTCTTCGCCTGTCTCCTCCTCCTCTTTCTCAATGGCGCGGAAGATTTGAATACCCGACATGCCATCATACTTGATGTCATACAGTCCCATCCTTGTCCCGTCTGGGTGGCGCGGGAACTGCACGACTGTTTCGTTGGGGTCAGCCTTCACTATGATACGGTTAACAACGTAGTCACAAGCAATGTTTGCGATACGTGCGTTCTTCTTGAACATCTTGATATATGTAGTGAGATGTCGCAGCCCCTTATGTATTGCCTCATGGACGCATACGAAACTCACCTGCGGTGTCGGCAGCGACTCGATAAAGGCTCGGCCATATACCTCGTCACGCCCATTGGTATATGCCGTTGGGGTCTTGTCGCAGATGGTGGTCTTACCGATTGACATGACGCCTGACCACATACGAAGTCCCGGCAGCGTCGAGCGCATGACGTCAATCTTTGCTTTCTTTAACTTACGTTCTGGTGTCATCGTTTTGCTCCCGATGATATGATGTTTGCTTACTTGGGTAAGGAAAGGGTAGAAAACCTGAAGCTCTCTTGCCCTTGCCTATTGTATAGCACAGATAACATACAGTGTCAACTTGCTACCTCGTCGTATACCTCCCGCCTGATGGTATCAAGCCGCTCGGTCAAAGCTATCGCAAGCTCCTTCCAATCAACGTCGATGCCGTATTTGGTTTGCTCGCGTAGCTCTTTGTGAGCCATTGCTCTGTAGTAGTTACGGTCTCTCATCTCACTTCTCCTTAAATGCGTCACGCATGGTGACACCGATTGTCCAGATGGCGAAGATGCCAACGGATAGGAACAATATCTCTGCTGCTACATGTAGGAGGCTAGGCATGTGCCTTCTCCCAGTCGTTGCGCTCTGCTGCTATCTCGATGCGGATGCGCTCCTCATTATCAAGCTGAATACGGAAGTGGTCTTTGGTCAATCCCCAGTGTCCAGTCTCCCGCCCATAGGTCGTTACGGCCTTGGATAAAGATTGTTCCGTTGTTCTTAGCTCTTTGCGTAACTGGTCATATTTGCGTAGCAGTAGTGCTGCTTGCATCTTGGTGCTCATCTCGGTCATTATTCTTCTCCTAGTTTGTTTGCTTGCTCGAGCCAGAGGCGCAAGTGCGCCTCACCAGCGTTGTCGCCGTTCTCATCTCTCTCGTTAGGGTCGGGCACATATGGCCCACCGATAAGCTCAACCACCTCGGCCAGCGCGTCCCACTCTATCCCTGACATTACGCAAATCTCCACAAGCTCACGCAGCGGTCGTTCGAGTTTTTGCAGCGCAAACAGGTTCTCTACGCTATCAGCGTATAGGTAGCCCTCGGTATGCACAGCGTTGCCTATTGTCACAGCGTCACTGCTTTCCAGTAGCTCACGCACAGTGCGGAATATGTCGGCCATCAGTCTATCCCCACCATGTCTACGCGAATTGATCGGCTTACGTATAGGAGGTGGTCGCTATACTCACCTCGGTCTACTTCGATGTCGGTATCGTCCTCGCCAATACGCACTAGCTCCCAAGAGAACGGCCCCTCAGGCGAAAAGCCATCGAACGTATCGTCGAACTTGCGTAGTGCTGCGATAACCGCTTGCACATGGTCATAGCCCTCATACCATTTGACCTGCTCGTAATCGATAACGATAGCGTCATCCTTCTGACGTATGGCAGCGCACCACTCGTCTTTGGCTACAGCGTGAGGGTAATTCTCGTCGAACCACAGTTTGAGTAGTGTGTTGCGGCCAGCGTCATTGCTGTTACCCCGTGCGTAAAATATGATTGAAACGTCTGAACGGTATCCCATGTTATTGCTCCTTCTCTAACAGGGCATGAAGTGCTGCCCGTGCTTTGCTTAGCTCTGCGTCATATACTGGGTATAATTCCCGCATCATCAGTGTCTCGTGGGGCATATCGTATATCTTTGCCTTGCCCTCATCTGGCTTGAACGGGTGCAGTCTCTCGGCTTGCTTCAGTAAGCGCAGCCCTTTCTTTAGCTCTTTGTTCATGCTGCTAGTCCCAATCTGGATTGCACATCATGTAGTGCTGCTGCTTGTCTCACCGCTAACATCTCGTGTCTAGCTGCCGCTTGGGTCACTGCATGGACACTTTGATATGCGTCGATGATTTGCTTCATGCGATAGCAACCTACCAACTCTGTTTCCTCATACGGGTGAGCGTAGGTGCGATGGCGGCTCGTGGTTGGGCTAAACTTGTCTGCGTTCTGATACCATGT